CGTACAAAAATAAGTGATTCTGTTTTTGATTAACCCATTGTGTACCATCATATACAAGCATATCTTCATTGAGGGGTGTGGTTAACGTCACATTGTTCAATTGTCCAATATTGACGCCAACATTTGATGTGAGGTCGGTCGTAAAAGCGGTCGTCGGATTTGTAAATTGAATTGTATTGGACGTCGCGTTTCCGTGGTCACTCACAACTTGGAGTGTAACATTTGCGAGATGTCCACCATCACCATAGTATCTGGCGGCGTGAACATTCCCAGTGACCATAACATTTGAGGATGCGTACACATTCCCGGCGACATTCAACTCTTGAGCCACATCCACGTTGGAGAGCGCGTAGACATTCCCACTCACATTTAACTCCCGAGACACATCTACATTGGAGAGCGCGTAGACATTCCCAGATACATTCAATTCCTGTGCGACATCCACATTTGAAAGGGCGTAGATATTCCCGGTGACGTTCAACTCCTGCGCAACATCTACATTAGAGAGTGCATAGACAATCCCACTCACATTGAGGTCTTGAGCCACATCCACATTTGAAAGGGCGTACACATTCCCAGTGATGTTCAACTCCTGTGCAACATCCACATTGGAGAGTGCATAGACATTCCCAGTGACGTTGAGTTCCCGTGCGACATCCACATTTGAAAGGGCGTAGACAATCCCACTCACATTGAGGTCTTGAGCCACATCCACATTCGAGAGCGCATACACATTCCCAGTCACATTCAACTCCTGAGACACATCTACATTGGAGAGCACATACACGTTGCCGGTCACATTCAACTCCCGATACACATCGACATTGGAGAGTGCGTACACGTTGCCGGTCACATTCAACTCCTGAGACACATCCACATTGGAGAGTGCATACACATTCCCAGTCACATTCAACTCTTGTGCAACATCCACATTGGAGAGGGCATAGACAACCCCAGTCACGTTAAGGTCTTGAGTTACGTCAATATTGGAGAGTGCATAGACAATTCCAGTGACGTTGAGGTCTTGAGTGACGTCAATATTGGAGAGTGCGTACACAACCCCGGTCACGTTGAGGTCTTGAGTGACGTCAACATTTGAGAGCGCGTAGACATTTCCAGTCACATTCAACTCCTGAGACACATCCACATTAGAGAGCGCATAGACATTCCCACTCACATTCAACTCCTGAGACACGTCTACATTTGAGAGTGCATAGACAATTCCGGTCACGTTGAGGTCTTTAGAGACATCCACATTAGAGAGCGCATAGACATTCCCAGTCACATTCAACTCTTGAGCCACATCCACATTTGAGGACGCATATACATTCCCACTCACATTCAATTCCTGAGACACATCCACATTGGAAAGTGCATACACGTTGCCGGTCACGTTGAGTTCACGAGACACATCCACGTTGGAGAGCGCGTACACATTCCCAGTGACGTTCAACTCTTGAGACACGTCCACGTTGGAGAGTGCGTGAACAATCCCAGTTACATTCAATTCCTGCGCGACATCAACATTTGAGAGGGCATACACAATCCCAGACACATTCAATTCCTGTGCGACATCAACATTTGATAAAGCATACACATTCCCGGTGACGTTGAGTTCCTGCGCAACATCAACATTGGAGAGTGCATACACATTCCCGGTGACGTTGAGTTCCTGTGCAACATCCACATTGGAGAGGGCATAGACATTCCCGGTGACGTTGAGTTCCTGCGCAACATCCACATTGGAGAGTGCATAGACAACACCCGTCACATTAAGGTCTTGAGTGACGTCAACATTCGAGAGTGCATACACATTCCCAGTCACCTCAATATTTCGTCCCACAGAAATATTAGCGGTTGTAATAAAACCAGTGGTTGGATTTGTAAATTGAACAACTTGTGTGGTACTATTTCCAACATCTGTGGCTTCTTGAAGTGTAATATCCGTCAACAAGTTTGAAAGTGTACCACCGTCACCAAAAAATCGTACAGCATATATGTCTACATCTGAAAGAATATCACCCGCAACGTGAAGTGTCTTTTCAGGTGTATTTGTACCAACACCCATACTACCATCCGTAAATAACGATACACCACTATTTGTAAATTGTACAGTGTGGGATGTTGTATTTCCAAATGATGTGACTCGTTCTAAATTTATATTCGAGAGCGTACCCCCGTCGCCATAAAAGTAAGATGCGTTCACGTTCCCAGTGACGTCAACGTTTGAGGACGCGTAGATATTCCCAGTGACGTTAAGTTGTTTGGATACATTCACATTTGAGAGTGCGTGGACATTTCCAGTGACGTTGAGTTCCCGAGACACATCCACATTTGAGGACGCATAGACATTCCCAGTGACGTTGAGTTCTTTGGAGACATCCACATTGGAGAGGGCGTACACATTCCCGGTCACGTTGAGTTGTTTGGTCACATCCACGTTTGAGAGGGCATAGACAATCCCCGTCACATTCAAATCCCGAGACACATTCACATTTGAGAGCGCATAGACATTCCCAGTGACGTTAAGTTGCTTGGAGACGTCCACGTTAGAGAGGGCGTACACATTCCCGGACACGTTGAGTTGTTTGGACACATCCACATTGGAAAGCGCGTACACATTCCCAGTCACATTCAGTTGTTTGGACACATCCACATTCGAGAGGGCATACACATTCCCAGTAACGTTGAGTTCCCGAGATACATCCACATTGGAGAGCGCATAGACATTCCCAGTGACGTTGAGTTCCCGAGACACATCCACATTCGAAAGCGCATAGACAACACCAGTCACGTTAAGGTCTTTGGACACATTCACATTGGAGAGCGCGTACACATTCCCAGTCACATTCAGTTGTTTGGACACATCCACATTGGAGAGCGCATACACATTTCCGGTGACGTTGAGTTCCCGAGACACATTCACATTCGAAAGGGCATAGACATTCCCAGTGACGTTAAGTTGCTTGGAGACATCCACATTGGAGAGGGCATACACATTCCCAGTGACGTTGAGTTCACGAGACACGTCTACATTGGAGAGCGCGTACACATTTCCAGTGACGTTGAGTTCCCGAGACACGTCAACATTGGAGAGTGCATACACATTCCCGGTGACGTTCAACTCCTGCGCAACATCCACATTGGAGAGTGCGTACACATTCCCGGTAACGTTGAGTTCCTGCGCAACATCCACATTTGAGAGGGCATAGACAACACCACTCACATTCAGGTCCCGAGATACATCCACATTTGAGGACGCATACACATTCCCGGTAACGTTGAGTTCCTGCGCAACATCTACATTGGAGAGTGCGTAGATAGTACCCGTGACGTCTAAAACATTTGAGACACTCACGGTATTGGCGTACAACCTCTCATCAATCTTAGCGTCCCCGTGGACCACAAGAATATTTGACGCGGTATCATCAACATACACATTTGAACCAATATCTAGAGTATGTATAGGTGATGTATTCGCTATACCCACGTTTGAGTCTGTAAATAAAGAACCATATACGTGAACATTCAATGTGTTTGAGGAATCTGGTACAATATATCGCCCACTTGGGTCGCTTGTTGTATATGCGAGTACAAGTTCATCATCGTTCTCAATGTAACCCACAGCTACATTAGAATCTGGGCGCGCCATCACAACCCCCAAATCAAATACAAAGTCATCATCTGTATTGTTTTCACCGAGAACAATGATAGGGTCTTTAATCGATAAGTTTTCCGAGTGTACCAACGTCGTTGTTCCCCGAACGGCGAGATTACCTTCTATAAATACATCACGTTGTAAGGATACGTTACCCAATACTGTGAGTACATTTGATGCGGTATCATCAAAGTACACATTTGAACCAACATCAAGTGTGTGTATCGGAGAGGTATTCGCGATACCAACATTGGAAATCGTCGTAAACGCAGTTGTTGTATTTATAAACTCAACCACGTTGTTTGTTGTAAGTCCATAATCAGTCACATCTTGGAGTGTTTGGTTATCCGCACTTATACCAGCATCCACAATTTCCTTTGTGACTGTGTTATATACCAATGTATTGGATAGAACACTCGTGTCGTAACGAATAGGTGCTACATAAAACCCACTAATCGGTGCTTCTACAACTGAATTTGATGCATTGATTAATACCGTATTTATAGCCTGTTCGTCTGGAACATTCTTACCAACCCGTATCCTTTCAGATCTTTCGATCGTATTCAGGTTCTTCGGCATTTATATAATAGGTCATTTTATTTTAACACAATGTAGTCCATCCAGTTCTTTTGTATCCCCAGAATGTATCTGTTTCCGTATCGTATACAATAAGACCTGGTTCTGGTTTTTTTATGATATCTGTACCTACTACACGAGGAACCAATAAACCGCGTGTCGTTGAATCAACGGCTAAAGCTGCTGATGGATGTGGGGTGCTTGACCCGACCGTGAGACATCCATTTCCGTCAAGGGTCATAGAGTTTTCAAGTAGACCATTGGGTCTCTTTGTCTTGAATACAAGACCACCTGGTCGTCCAGATGTTGTTCCATTATTTGCTTTTATGTACGCATTGATTTGAGCGAGTTCATTAATCTTAATTCCATTGACTTCCCCAATTTCAGACACAATATTTGGTGCACTATAGATTGAAATTCTCGAAGTTGGGTCGGTTGTCCCAATACCTATATTACCAGATGTCGTTAATGACGTTATTACATTTGATAATTGTAAAGTTGTTACAGTATTGCTTTCATACGACATAATATCTTGGAGAGAACGGGGTAAGATGCTTTCCACGTGTGTAAGTCGTGCGTCAATTGGTGGGATTTCATTTTGAATTGTGTGTACATTTGACTCAGTAGAATGTATTGTAGAAACGAGTGCCTCAAGTGGTTCAAATCTTGGAATGTGGGTTTCGAGAATGTCCACTCGTGGAACCTGGTCCTCCAAAGTCTTCACACGTGCTGGGAGTACTTCGAGCGCGCGTACACGAGGTTCCACCTGCGCAACCTTGCGTGTGAGTGGTTTTAAGACGTCCACGTGCTGTTCTAATTGCGCAACTTTAGGTGTAAGTGGTTCAAGTGCCTCAATACGTGGTACATACGTTTCTAATCTCCCAATTTTTGGTACGTGTGCTTCAAGGTTCTTAATTCTTGGTATGTATGTTTCAAGACGCTCCGTTGCAGTTTCCAATGTATGTAAACGTGGTAAGTTTTGTTCTATACGGAGTATCCGTCCAACATTATTTTCAATGATGGGCACGTATGTATTGAGCTTTCTCACGTCACTATCCGATTGAATTATAATGGGTATGTACGCACCAATCTTCTGGGTATCTTTGGTCAATCTCACAATGTCTTGAGAATGTGTATCAATCACATCTGGAATGTATTCAAGTTTTGAAAATCTGGATTCAAACTTCTCCGTCTGTGTAACCCTAGGTTCTAGGGCATTTAGGGCGTACTCTAACGAATCACACTTGGTGATAATATGTGGAATATGGTGTACATCTGTAACTTTAGAGGTCAATGTAGTACCCAACTGTTCGAGTGTCTCAATTCTCGAGACATTTGATTTCAAATCAGATTCTTGGGCCACCCCATACAATCGTCGTCCATCTCCGATAAACTCATAGGCGACGACCGAACGCGAGGCACGCACTATACCATCTATATGGAGTTCTGAACCGACATTCACATTTCCTTGGGTGGTCACAGACGCGACTGTTAAATTATTTGACGTGATATCCCCAATTTGACCAAGTGTGAGACCTGTGAGATGACGTCCATCTCCGTGATACTGGTGCGCGTGAATATCCTCCGTGACGCGTAGATGAGGCATTACATACCCCAATTGGTCGTACGTGACGTTTGAAAGGAGACCACCATCACCAAAATAGGATTTACTGTGTAATGCACCATCAATGGTGACGTTGAGGGGAGTGTCCGAGCGAAACGTGAGGTCGCCATCATACTCGAGAGACACCGCGTTGCGACCCTTGACCATTTTGATTGAAGCACGGTCGTGGGCGTCAGAGTTGGAATCACCAACCACAAACTCGGGATTGTCTATATAGTAGGTGTTGATTGTGGTCACATTGACCACGTCCAATTGTTCAACTTCAAGGTGTTTAAAACGTGTTTTTACATTTGACGAAGACCCTAATTCAGTAATACTTTGGAGGGACAAATCATTTCCAAACACAACTTCTTTTGTCTCTGGGCTATACATAAGTACATTCGATGAGACACCGTGTCTCATTGGCGACACATAGAAACCTGGGGATTCTATGTGTGGTATCTCAGTTTTACCCGCGTTCAAAACGATTGTATGTTCAGGTTGATTTTCCGAAGTATGTCGACCAAGTCGTATCTTCTCCGTCAGATGGAAAGTATTGATGTTTTTCACCATTTATATATTAATGTATTTTAATTTGCGTACACAAGCCCAGCCATACCATTTTCTATCCTGAGAATGTTATAGTTTACGGCGTAAATTGGATTTACAATGGGTAATGATTCACTTTGTATCTTTGCAGAGTCTATACGGCTAAAATTGAGAGACCCCGAGGGTTGATGAAGACTTGATGTTAAACAGAATGCGTGAAAGAATATATCTGGAGACGTCACAAAGTTTGTATGATAGTAGTGGGACACGTCAACAAAGTGGGTCTTTGCCCATTTATATTTACAAATATCCATACCATTGATACTCAACTTAATACGGTTACCCACAGCCGTGAGTGCGCTTTGTGAAGCTGTATTAGAACTCGCAATGTACTTGACTGGATGATTAAAATTCAACTCCTGCACAAGCTCGTGTGATGGAATATTCTTTTGGACTTGGAATATGAGCATATCATTTGCGCGAGATGCGATGTTCCCCCGTTCCTCGTTATCAACATAGTAATAGTTTGAATAGGCTTCCCAGTTATAGTCTGCGGCATTTGGACCCCAACGGATTCTAAGTTCCACATCGTGATACTGAAGGGCAACCAAAGGTATCGCAGATTGTGCATTTTCACAGAAAAAGAATCGAAATGGATAGAAATAAGACCTTGAACTTAACCCTGGGTGGGGTCCATTTGAACTTTTTGAAACATTCTGTGCGAACGTATCAATCGCAATCGTTTCACAAAAGAGTGAATCTTGTTCATCTATCACCTGTCCACCAATCAAAAGTTGTACACTGTCGATATACTGCGACCAATCTTGGATGTCTACACACTCTGTACCATCATCTGGGACCAAGAAGGTGTATCCCAAAAGGTCGCCACTTCTCTCAACTCGAATCGTTGATAAAGAATTATTTTTCACAGCTCCATAGAGTGTATGTTTTTCAATGGACTGTGAAAAATTTGAATGTCTTTTAAATGACGAATTAAAAAACGATATCTCAGGGTTTCCTGTAATATGTTCATCCTGAGCGCCAATCGCCACTAACTGAACAATACCCGAAGACATAGTATACTACTTTAAAGGAAGAAAATTACAAATTAGGTTTTCTACACACAAATCTAAGAACGAGGAAATTATTGGCGTTATCATCCGATGGTTTAATTGTGGCGCCATTTTGATCACGAATCGTTACACTGAGACGGTCGACTCGCCTGATTGGGTCTATATATTGGGTGGCGATTGTGTAATTGTCTTTGAAAGTAATGAGGGCATTACCATCAGTCACGAGACTCGCGAATGAACCTCGAATCATACTCATAGATGCTTGACCCGTGAGAACATTGGATGCTCGGTCAGAAAAAATGGAATCTAATTCCTCAATCGAAACATAGCAATGTTTGGTAGATACATTAGAATTGATATGCGCCGCGAGGAGTCTGGCCTGAACAACATTGCGAAGTGGTTGTTGGAGATGGCACGTAAAAGTATTCGCACTGTCTTGACCAATGGTATCGACAGTTATGGTGTGATACTCGTAATCGAGGTCTGGGATAGTTTGGGGGGAAGTCACCAAAGCCATTTATATTACTTTAGATTAAAGATCCGCCGATTCCATCTTCAATTTCATACGATGCGTGGTCGGCGACGAGTTCTTGAGCACCACAGAGGCCACCTGGAGTCAAGCTCTTGGTATACGCGCTACCCTCACTGGTGTGTCCAGGGGCACATTCCAACTTGTTCTCGAGATCAAAGATGGACTTTTCACTGACCGCCTTCACAGTGATGTGTCTGGGCTGGTATCGACTGGTCTTCTTGATAGCACCAAGAATGTAAATCAATACAATCAAACCAAAGATGGACATAACGGCATTTCGGTTGGCTTTGTTGAGGGTAAACATTTATAATGTATACATATAATTTTTTTTAAAGTGCGTTAAAGGTAATTGAATAGTTTCCTTATAAAGAGTAGATGGACGAAGAAATAGTCATTGATCGTGGAAATACTACTGTGATGAAATTAGACGCCGACGAACAGGCGCTGATGGATGAGATTGAAATATCAACACCACGCCCAAAACCCGTGCCCCGACCCGTGCAACAAAGTCACAGACCACGTCCTCCTGTGCACCAAGAAGCTATGGATGCTTTTGTAAATCCAAACAAACAAACTGCCCCCAGTCAGCCCCAACAGGAACAGGAAATTGATTACGGTGATGACGACGACGAACCAATGTTTTTTGATGATGAGGGACCAGGCCCCCAAGAGGAGATGCCCTCCAAGGGGTACTCGTCTATTGATGAAGAAAAGGCGGACCTCATTAATAAATTGGGACGCCTTGAGAAGAAGGGGTTTGCGGTGAACAAGAGACTCACGGCGTACTCCAATGTTGAAGAATTGAGAACTGAGGTCAAGCGTATCACCTATAGCATCGATGTCGAACAATCGATACGATTTTCAAGACGAATGTTGGTGGCCTGTGTGACTGGCCTTGAGTTCCTTAACAAACGCTACAATCCATTTGAGATTCAACTTGAGGGTTGGTCTGAGTCTGTGATGGAGAATGTGGATGACTACGACGGCGTCTTTGAGGAACTCTACGTCAAGTACCGCTCGAAGGTCAATGTGGCACCAGAAGTCAAGCTCATTATGATGTTGGGTGGTTCAGCGATGATGTTCCACTTGACCAACAGTATGTTCAAATCTGTGATGCCCAATATGAATGATGTACTCAAGCAAAACCCAGACCTCGTGAACAATATGATGCAAGCGATGCAGAATACGACACGTGCGCCATCTGGTCCAGCGGATACAGCCCCTGTGGGAGGCACGGGTCAGTATGAGATGCAGGGACCTGGGATTGATATCTCAAGCCTTATGGGTGGTGTGATGATGCCCCCACCACCCCCAATGAACACCACACCACGAATGGCGGTGGAGGAGGATGACGATGATATTTCAGACATCGTGTCCATCTCAGGTGAATCGACGGGTGGTGAAGTCAAGGAGGTGAATGTCGATGCCTCGAAGTCCAAGCGTGGTCGCAAGAAGAAGAAGACAGAAATTAATCTCTAAGTACAATATAAATGATAGGTTATTGTCCTCTGGAGGAACTGGAACCTCCTGTAAGACAACAGGTTCCAGTCGGTGCTCCAAAGACTGAGACCGAGACCAAACCACCAATGGGTCTCGAAGAAACTGAATGTAATTACGTCGTGATGGCTTTCATTGTCGGCGTTCTCTTCCTAGCCGTCTCTGATTCCATCAGGGCGTAAGTGTTTACTCTAATTCTACCTTTGGGTTTTCCCCGAGAGGTAAAGTTATCTAATATGTGAATGTTGAGCGTATGATAGTACCACTCTTTATAGATTCAAGTCCACCACCATTTGAGGTCATTACATCAACGACGAGGTCATATTTGTATGTTCGTGTACCACCCGTATCATATGGTGAAATGGTGACGGTTGTTTCTGTTGTGGTGACTGTGGGACTCCAAGGGTAAAAGTTTGACCCACCAAATATACTCTTCGTACCAACAGCGATGGGTACAGTGGATAAGGACCCGTCATCTGTACCCCCTTGAACATCAAGAATCATTGTACTTGAATCCACAACTGTGGCGCCATCTGTACGCCTTAAAATACCAAAAATCTTAGCATAAAATGACGGTTGTCTAAATGTAAATGTTATAGTTTTGTCGTTGAATCCCGTGATAGTGACTGCGTTTGAATATTTTTTACACGCCACCTGGTCAGAGTTTGTAATAATACCACCATTCACGTGAAGAGATGTATTTGCCGTCTCACCACCGAGACCAATAGCGACCTGGTCACCCAAATCAATAGCGCCATCGACGGTCAAATCCCCCGTGATTTCGAGATCACCTTGAACAAATGTTGTACTGGACTGTGGTTGAATATAGACATTACCAGTTGTACTCGACATAATGTTAGACGTCCCCCCAGTTGTTTTGAGTTCTATGAGCACATTACTTGTGGAATGTTCAATTCTTGGAGTCCCGTTATAGAGGTGAAATCGTGTCGCGGGTGTCGCTGTGCCTATACCCACATTACTCGTGTGAATCATATGAATACAATTCGTCATCGTACTGTTATTCGACACACCCATCACGAGACCTGTCGTACTATTCGTGGAATTACTGAACCCTCGAATGTATCCACCTTCTCCATCATTGGTATATATGAGCATACCGGTCTCTTTGTTGGTCCCAGGGCTCTCAAGTTTTAGAAGATTCACACTATCCGTGGATGCACTGTATATGTGTACATTTGCTCCCACAGTTGAAGTACCAATACCTAAATTACCTATAGAATCAAAACGCGCAAATTCAAAATCATCATCACCAGTAACCTCGTGTACAAATGTAAGTGGACGTCGTGATGTACCATTGAGAAGATTTCTAATTTTATTAATAGAATCTAAACCCTCCGTCGTTGAAAGTGCAAAACCAGACAACTTAAACGCACCCCCGGCGCCAAACTCAATATCACCATTCACGACCAATTTGGTATTTGCACCTTTACCAGTTGCATCGGACCGCTGTCCACCGACAACGACTATACCGATATCCGTAATAACAAGTGGTTTATCTATTTCAGCATCTTTTGCGGTAAGAATGGTTCCAAAATCTTCACCTGAACTTGTGTATGTTTGGAATACGTGTTCTGCCGCGATGTGTCGGATTCTATCTGGACCCTGGTCGACCGATGACGCATCATTACCCTTAAAGAGTAATAGTTCATTTTTTGTATATTCAGAGTCATATCGGCGCTCTTCGATGTGTGTATTCCCAAAGTCGTCTCCACTGAGACCAAAAAATGAAAGTTTATTTCCGATGACTACATTCCCCAAAACTTCGAGTTTGGCCCGAGGAATATCTGTACCTAAACCCACATTACGTGTTACATTATCTATGAATAAACCAACACTTCCAGAATCATATACTCTATATGGACTTTGTGTAATTCTATAATCACCATCACCCGTAACACCGGTCGACCAACCTGCGACGGGTATATCTCCATCAGCTTGAATATAGGATGTAAATGCATTCCCAAGATTTACATCCGTTTGCATCGATATGATAGCATCACCTCCCACGTGATTATGCACAAGAAGACCATTCTCTTGAGGATTCGCAATACCCGTCGAGTACACCTCTAAATGTGCAGCTGGTTGGGTTGTACCAATACCCACACGACCATCACTTTTTAAAGACATCACATACCTTTCATCTGTGTACGTTTCATCGGCGAGGTATATATCAAGCTTGGACTTGGACTTTCCAGATGCTATATCGTGTTTAGACATTTTGAATGTCGCTCGAACACCATCACGAAATTCATTACCATCCCCTGTAAGATGTAACACAGTCAGGGAATCTGTAGTACTTACAATTGGATTTGTATTCGTCACAACGAGAGGTGAACCCAAATGATTAAATCCATTACTGTACGTCACTGGGGTATTGATGAACACAGTTCCACCGGACGTGTGAAGACGCCCCACCGGTGTAGATGTCCCAATGCCCACATTACTTGATTCTAGAATGGTCATCTTTGGTGTACCCATTGTGGCTGTTCTACTCGCGTAAAAATTGAGACCTTTACCCGGGGCCACAATGTTTTCAATTCTATTTTCACCACCTGCGGTACTCGACAATACACGCATCGATGTATTTCCGGTTGAACCCCAAATATTACCATATACAGATGCGTTGCTTCCAATCACATAGATATTACCCGCAACTGTAAGTTTTTCCGTTGGACTTGTATTTGATATACCAACATTACCACCAGATGCAATGCGCATTCTCTCCACATTTTTGGTCTTAAATCGAATATTTTGGTGCGTATTGGATGTACTCGCCCCATAGACTTCTATACTGCTCACATTTGATGTCGTGGGTCCAGATTTGAGTGTAAGTACATTAGACGTACTGTCTCCACCAAATCTATCACCGTGAATTGTAATGTTTGAACTTGAAAAGACCAAATCCGTCACAAGACTTGTTGTCGCGGTGTTCCCCACAACCGTCAACGTATTTGCCGTGCTCAGATTTGCAAATATTTTGGACCCTATGGAGAGTGTATCCGTTGGGGATGTATTCGCGATACCCGACGGTGCGGTACCAGTGGTACGTAAACCATTCATTTGAACATTACTACTAATCACAACTGGATTTACAGATAAAGGTTCCAAAGAGAGTAAGTTTCCAACGGTGATACCACCCGACCCAACCGCGAGTTTGTTCACGTAGACATTACCAGTGGTATGCATCACATTTGAGCCAGTATCGTCAAAATATACATTTGAACCTAAAGCCAATGTGTGATTTGGAGATGTATTTGCTATACCTACACGACCCTCGGTATACAATTCACCATACACGTGAAGGTTCATTGTATTCGAGGTATCGACTGTAAATGTTTGGGTCTCAGGTCCACCGAATGTTCTTCCCAAGACAAATTCATTATCTGCGTGAATATAGCCAGCAATGATATTTGAACGTGATGGGTCATCCACCATAAGTACACCAGTGTCGTATAATCCATCATTACCCGTACCCATCTGAATAACGGCATTTGATACCACAAGATTATTCACAGCTGTATATGTTATACCTTGTGTTACAGACAAGTTACCATATATATTCATACCCCCATAAATCTGGAGAAACCCACCATCCACAACAACATTTCCGTTTCTAAATACCGCCACATTACTTCCACTTACAGCCTCTGAACCAACGACGAGATGTTTACCCACGTGTACATTCGTGGAGTATGTATTTCCAGTCACACTCAAGATATTTGAAGCTGTGGCGTTTGCTGTAAGCCTTGACCCAACCCTAAATACATTTGACGTGTGTAAGTTTCTTGAAAATGTATTTCCATTCACGGTCACCAAACTTTCAGCATCTGGATTTGTATCGACAATGAACCTGTCCTCTCCAGATGTTCGAATTTCAAGTGTTCGCGTTGGATTTGTCGTACCAATACCAATCTTATCATCTGCAAAAAGACGCGCCGTTCGGATACTCTTCTTTACATCTAAAATGATTTCCTCACCATTCGTGATGAACAAATCTGTACCTACAGATACATTTGTTGTCGGATTCGTATTCGCGATACCTAAACGATTCACAACAAGTTCGTCTGCCTCAATCTCAGAAGTAATAATACTTCTGACACTGGTGAGAACATCCTGTTCTAATGGGTCTGCGTCGAGTGAAGACACATAAATTTGGTCAAAACGTACGGTCCGTCCCATTTATATTAGTTACCGAATAAAATTCCAGCTAAACCATCACGGATTCGGAGTACATTATAATTGACCGCGTACACATAAAGGGGTTGATCGGCTGGTCTGAGTGAACCCTTTTCACACCCACGAAGTATGAGCTTGGCGTTATCTAAGCGACTAAAGTTACACGTCCCGGATGGGTTATAACCTGACGCTTTCGCACAGAAGTGGTACGCAAAAAATCGTGTATAGAAAATGACGTCTGTGGGGTACTGGTATTCAATAACACCGTGTTCGGCATTGTAATAGTTTTGTACAACGTGAAAGTACAATGGAGACATATTCTCTAATAAGGGTGTCCCATTGAGATGTATATCTGCATTTTTAAACGTAAAACGGTCATTTGGGGCATCATCTGTTGTTGTTCCAAATCCAAAAAATAATGACTTGACTGGATGATTAAATATAGACAAATCTACATCATTCTGTCCACCAGATTCAATTTTATTATCTGATACCGTGTTTAAAGGAAATTCGGCGCGTTGTACTTGGGTGATAACAAAATCCATATGACGCTTGGCCATAGATTCTCGCTCATCTGTGTCCAAATAAATGTAGTTACCATACACTTTTATGTGTTTATCGGCGTCCAATATTCCTTCAAATTGGGTGAGGTCAAAATTAATCTTTATTTCAACTTGGTGGTGCTGAAGAGACACGAGAGGTAGGAATCCCCCGTGGTCACAAAAAAAGAAATGGAAGGGAAGAAATCCCGGTGCACCACCCGGGTTGTGTTTATTTGTAAAGTTCAAAGATTTTGTGTTTGTATCCGCGAGGTAATTTGGCCATATTTCGCTATAATAATCATAGTGTTGTGAATCAACTTTTTGACCCCCAATATAAAGGTCAACGGTGGAATTGTAGAATAAGTTGGATGCGACCACATTACCTTCACACCACAGTCCATTTATAACATCACCCAAAACAGGAATAGTAATGTGTGGGTCTTTATCACTAATAGTTTTGATAAACTTGGGGGCTTGGGAAAAATTCGTATGCCGAGTAAACTTCATACGAAAGAAAGAATGTCCCTCATCACTATTCAAGTAAACATCCTGTACACCCTTTGAAACAAGTTGTATTAATGCACCAGACATATATGTATTATTCAGATTATAAAAATAGACACTTTCCCTGAGGGAAGTCTGGTTTTTCTTCGATATCCGGTTTGCCGTGTATCTTGAAACCACCTTGGCGATACACCTTCATTCTCTTGTAATACATAGCCGTAAAGATAGACCAGGGGTCGTGGACATCATAGATGTGGGGATTGTTCTTTTTTCCCTTGGTCTCTCGCATAATACGTCCAATACTTTGTACAATATCGGACTTTGGGGACGCCAGAATAACTGTATCCAGAGTTGGTATATCGAGGCCTTCGTGGGCTTGACTGAACGTCGCAAATATGATTTTCTTTTGGGAAGACGCCTGGAGGTCTGCCTCCTTCATACCACCCATATAGAGGCCCGAGCTCTTTGGGAAACACTGGTGAAGCATCTCACAATGTAACCTCCGGTCACTGAGTACGAGGAGTTGTCGTGTCCCCGCGGACGCTTTTTTGACCAGTTCCACAAGCATTTGGTTTCTCTTTCTGTCCTCGACAACCTCTGTGACCATATTGGGCATAGAGAGTTTCCCATTTCGCGTACACGGTGGGGCATTTCTATAGTTTTGGGACTCGTACACAATTGGAAACACCTCCACCTGTTCCTGGTTTTTCCTCTCCACTGCAAAGAATGTTGGACCCATAAACCAATGCAACACCTTCGTGAGACCATCCTTTCGCTCGGGAGTTGCCGAGAGACCAAAGATATGCTTGGGACACATCTTGAACAGGGACTGGGAGAACACTTTTGCACATATGTGGTGCGCCTCATCGACAATGAGTGTACCTATCGAGTCGAAATCACTGAATGAATATTCCTTGAGAGAGAGCGACTGGAGCATCGCAATCACAAAGTCACACTCCACCTCCTTTTTGTCCTGTTGAACAACACCAATCGTGGCGCCTGGACAAAACTGTTGGATACGCTCCTTCCACTGGTCCGCCAAGAACTGCTTGTGGACAACAATCATTGTACGGTATCCCAACTTACACGCTATCGCCAAGGATACGGTGGTCTTCCCATACCCGCATGGGAGTGAGAGAACTCCATGACCTGCTTTAAGAGCAGCGGCAAGAGCTTCATTTTGATGGGTTGTGTCTCTGAGGGTACCGGCAAATTTGGTTTTGATTCGCGTGGGTTCAGGGCGTCTATCCTGCTTGGGTTCCCCAAGTTTAGCAACTCCGTAGAATCTTGGAACGCAGACTCCATTCTTAGTTGCTCTAAAAACTTTAAAAGGTGGTGGGGGAAATCCATAGTCTCCATTGACGATAGGTCTTACTGTAAGTTCTTTTTTAATGTCCTGAAGTGGTCCTTCCGTGACGAGATATCCCGTTCTCGTCAACATATACTATATTAAAGAGTTGAAACTTTATATGACTATACAATGCCTTCCGCCAACGTTGAAGAAAATATTAATAAGATTGAACACGCCATTGAGGAATTGACCCAAGAGGTCTTCCGTCTCCAAGGTTCCCTCCGTGTGTTCAAGGGCTTCAAGGAAGCTGGTTTAGTGGATGTTGAGATTCCAGAGCGCCCTCAAGAGCCAGAGGCCGAGCCAGAGGCTGAGCCAGAGGCCGAGCCAGAGGCCGAGCCAGAAGCGGAGACTGACGAGAGCACCCAAGAATAACCACTATATTCACCAACATTCCAAACACCCTTGAATTCAATTACGACTTCAACTTCATCATCTTTTATAAGAGACTGCACGGGTTGTCCACGGACTTCGCACATCACTCTCCTATAACGGAATGGAACCTTCACTGTGAGAACTCGGCCATCGAGGGGGTTATCAACTCGCGTGTGTTGCACGAGACGCGCCTTGTTTATATGCATCCTATCTACGATTTGGGCACACTTTTCAGGAATGACCAAACGAATATACTTTTTGTCGTTGTGGTCATACATGGGTGTATGGATTCGGGCTAGAAACTTCATTGATTTCTGTTACGATACATTAGAATTAAAACTATAAGCACTGTAATCAAAATTGATAAAACCTGGGTAAGAAGGAGAGGATGAAGAGGTGGACGTGTCCCAAATGTGAGATGACTCAAAGTTCTTGATACCTCCACAGCCGCCTCAATACTTGAGTATGGTGTGTGTCTCGGAGACATCATACCACACATCGCAACAGTGGGGCACTTCCCAAAGAATGGAAGTTGTCCGTGAAGACTGAGAACCCCCGAGGACTGTGAGAACGTCCACCGTTCCCCATTCCAATCCGCACCCCAACCAATGCGTACACGTGTGGGTTTTTGGGGGAGTTCTAATTGTTTCAATACCTCCATCTGTAGTAACTCCGGTTCAGATGTGAGTATCTCCTCCGTGAGGTCACATATCACACACGACACTGTTGTACCATCTGCGAGAACAACGGGTTGAAGATTCCACGGAGTGGAGGCTGCGATTTCGAGGTCATCCCCCAATTGTATGGGTTCCTCAAAGTCTAGGAGCACATTGATACACCCATATGTACTGTCTCGAACCTTCTTCTCCGCATCTAGGCCCCAATTGTCCCCCAAGAAGTTGAGGGCTGGACTATTGTCGAGGCACAAAAAGAGCATACCCTCGTCAATCGTACTTTCATCCGCGAACTCGGCGATGTATCCAGCGCCTTTGTACGTCACTGATTTCAATTCCTGTCCAAATACAAAATGAACACCAGAATTAATCAGACATTCCTCCATCGCGTCGCACATCACTTTTCCGGAACCCTTTTGGGTACACTGTTTTGAGAGTGCGACGTAATCAAAACTTTTTACAAACTCATACGCAGACATCACATTCCAAGGTACACCATCCATAATGAGGGGAAGATGTTCGAGAACAGCTTGACCACCTGGGGTCAATTCTCCAAGAGCTTCTTTGAGGGACACACTCTTGTACTTGTCTGGGTGTGCGAGAACTCTCACTGCGAGGGATGTGAGCGCGCCATAATCTTTGAGTTTGAGGGAGCGAAACATAAAACTATAGATATCCTTCTCGACGGGTTCGAAAATATCATCCCACTGGATACCCATCTCTGCAAAGAGGCTGTGAGTATTCACGAAAGCACGGTCAAATACGATACGGTGTGCGTGGAGGTCTCGTGTCTCTACATCTGGTTCCCACCATGATCCCCCACCTGAAAGCTTTCTGTCGTATATCGTGATGTCGTGATCACCTGCACGGAGTATCTCCCACGCGAGAGACATCCCAGTTGGTCCAGCACCAATGATATGAATCTTCATTCTACTAGTAGACCATATATTTTTTAGATCAATCCTGTCTCCTTGCGTTCTTCTGGAGTCTTGATAGCATACATAGCACCAATGAAAATAACCGTTGAGATGAGAGCATACTCGATGTCTTGTGTCGCACTGAATGCAATTAACATCAGTGAAAGGAAGCGGAAGGTCTTACTGTTGAAGAGAGCCTTGAGATTTTGTGGAATCTTAATAGCGTTACCTGAGAAGAGACCTTGGTACAAAATGATAAGAGTGAAGACGATGGGTTGCGCCTTGATAATCTGTTCAGTTGGAGTACTCACAGGTCCAAGGAAGTTTGAGAGCTTTGGCATTTATAGTAACCTAAGATATTAAAAATAAAAGATTTGTATATAGTAGGATGCTATGCGTCGCGAGTCACAGACCCACTCGGGTGGTACCAAACCAAAAGGTGAAGACCTGGAAGTTTGCCGCCAAATTTCTATGGAAGAACACATTTGTACAAAACAAATCTGAACTTGGTGCGTGGACACGGGACCAACTTCTTGACCTTGGCCCCACGTTTGTAAAATTAGGACAGATTGCCTCTACGAGAGCGGATCTCTATCCACCCGAGTTTACAAAACAACTGGAATCCTTGCAGGATAATGTACCACCAGTCAATATACAGGGTATTGTAAACTTAGACCACTTTGAGGCATTTGACGAGACCCCATTCAAGTCTGCGAGTATTGGACAAGTACACAAAGCGACTCTAAAGAATGGGAAACAGGTTATCGTCAAAGTCAAGAGACCAAACATATACGATATTATGAAGACAGATACAGATAATATCCGGGACATCGTTCGCTTCTTGGAGAAGGTTGGGGTGGACACAGGGAATAGTTCGGAGTTTGTACTGAATGAATCCATAGAGTACCTGTTGGGTGAAGCTGACTATCACCGAGAAATGGATAACGCCATTCGATTCAGAAAGAATATGAAAGATATCAAATGGATTAAAGTTCCCAAAGTGTACACTGAATTTTCAAATGATGATATGATTGTCATGGAGTATGTGGAATCTGAA